GCTTATTGAAGTAGCAGGGTAATTTATGTGGTGTATATGTAGGCATTTGGTATAGCCACACTCTGCGCATTGTGGGTTCGGGAAGAAGCGTTTTATAATCCCCGTATTATCTTCTTTGCGATGTTTGGCAAAGTAAGATTCTAGCGTTGGATATATTGGTTTATAAGGGCTGTGGCGCTTTCTATTCCTGAGTCTAGGTATGCCGTAATGCTCCATTATTTGCCTTATTCGCTCTCTAGTAAGGTTGCCATATAAAGCTCCAATTTCAGCTAGCGTCTTACCTTGGTTGTGATATAAGTCCTGGAGTTCAACTCTGTTGTATTGTTCAGTCTTCATGTTTATCCTCCCATCTACATTGTATAATTTGCGAAATGAATTGTCAAGTTTTAAGTAATGGGTTGACAGGTATAGTAAAATAGTGATAGGCTTAATAATAGTAGGTATTCTGTCTTAAAAAATAGGTAAGTCTTAAAGTCTGATAACTAAATGGTTATCGGGCTTTTTTGTTTGGGAGAAAATGCAGATTGAATTTATCGCTAGTTTACCTGATATACAGTCGGCGATTAGTATTGGTGGGGATGGAGCTACTAGGGTAAAACTGGACATACCTGAATCTGAGTTGGCTGAAGCAGTTAAATTGGTGATGTTAAAGGGGCAGGCATTTAAGGTAAATATTGAAACTATTAAACAAGAAGATTGGGCGGTGAGGATAGATGACAACTAACGGCAATGGTGGTAGACCTAAAATAGAAATAGACTGGAAGCAGTTTGAGGCTTATTGTGCTATACAATGCACATTGAGGGAAATTGCTGACTACTTTGACTGCTCTACAAAGACCATAGAGAGAAAAGTGAAAGAGCATTATGGTTGTCCTTTTGTCACTATTTTTAAGCGTAAGCGTCAAAAGGGGCTAATGAGCCTGCGTGCTAACCTTTTTAAGTTAAGTGAGAAGCAGGGTAATGTAGCTATATTCCTTGCTAAGAACTGGCTGGGAATGACTGATAGAACAGAGATTACAGGTGCCGGCGGAGAGCCGTTAAAGACTGAAATTATTGTCTCCAACCAAACAGAAAAGAATCTCGTTAGTGCGATATTGAATGGCAAGAGGACGTGAGGATAACAACCACTAGGATATTTGAGGAGAATGCTCAAGCATGGCTTGGTAATAAACGCCGGGTACTGAACGAGGGGGGGACTGCCTCAAGTAAGACCTGGTCTGTTTTACAACTTCTTCTACTAATAGCCCAGAATACTAAATCACCCCTTTTAATCTCAGTTGTAAGCGAGTCTCTACCTCATCTTAAAAGAGGTGCGATAAGGGACTTCTTTAGGATACTCGGTGAAAGCCAAGATAATAATCCCCGGTACAACAAGACAGAGCAAACATACCGGGTAAGCGAGAATGGTATAGTTGAGTTCTTTGGGGCTGATGAGGCGGACAAGGTAAGGGGACCGAGGCGTGATATCCTCTTTATTAATGAGGGTAACAATGTACCCTGGGATACTGCCCGGGGGCTTGATATACGGACATCTAAATTCACCCTTGTTGACTGGAATCCTGTATCCGAGTTCTGGGCGCATACAAACTGGATAGGGCAACCCGAAAATGCCTATGTTCACTCTACCTATCTTGACGCATTAGATGTAATACCGGAAGAAGTAGTTGCCAATATAGAATCGAACAAGGATAAAGACCCGAACTGGTGGAACATATACGGGCTAGGATTGATAGGTAAAGTTGAGGGGCTTGTCTACCCCTTATTTACACAGGTAGACAGCCTGCCAGCTCAAGGTAACATAGTTTACGGACTAGACTTTGGGTTCTCTGGTGACCCTGCCACGTTAACTAAGAGTGCGATATTCCCTGATGAGATATATAGTCAGGAATTGTTTTATGAGCGGGGGCTTACCAATCAAGATATTGCTGCTCTTATGGTGGAGCTTGGAGTAGCGAAGCACTCCGATGAGATATGGGCTGACTCAGCCGAGCCGAAGTCAATAGAGGAAATCTACCAGCAGGGCTTTAATATTAAAGGGGCATCCAAGGGGCCAGGGAGCGTAGAATACGGCCATCAGAAAGTCAGGCAATATAAGCAATACTGGACGAAAGATAGCCTGAACTGTATTAAGGAGCAAAGGAACTTCAGGTATATGCCAGACAAAAACGGCAAGCTCACGGAAAAGACGACCCATATCTACTCGCACGGTATGGACTCAAGGCGGTATGCGGTGATGGGTTTCTCGGAAGCACCTGAGCCTGAAGAGGCGGTTATTATCTACGACGCTATGCAAGCTGTAAGGGAGTTGGAATTGAGATGACTGCTATTGATTACCTCAAGAGTTTACCCAGGGGTTGGTTACCTAAGAGTGTTGAGAGAGGGATTAAACCCCCTAGCAATGGAGACTTAAAGCGTTGGCTCAATATGGGGGCTGTCATTATTAACAATGTCCATCCTAAACTGATGGATAAAATATCATTTCCAATAAAAGAGCTCATCTTCTTTCCATTTGGTAAGCGAAGAACAACCATACTTATGGAGCAAGTATGAAAGATAAACAAGCCATTCGTTTAAGAGAGCTTGTACCGAGAGACGAACTAGAGTTTCTTATACGGGAAGCTACTCAGGCTGTAGAAGATGATTTAGCTCTTGAAGATGCCGGATGGATAAACCTTAGTGGCACAACTGGAGATGTTATCACGGCACAGGAGCGGATAACTAATCTCAAGCTGTCCCGACTTTATGCTGTTAAAGACCCTATGGGGAAACAGGCCATTAGATTATGGACTGATTATACATTCGGTTCTGGTATGACTTGGAGCGTGGCAGAGGACAACAAGGAAGCTAAAGAAGCACTTAAAGGATTTTGGGATGCTAGGGTTAATCGGAAAATTCTGGGAGCAGCAGGGCAAAGGAAATCATCCAATAAGTTACTGATAGATGGCGAGGTTTATTTTGCTATTTTCCTCGGTGCTGAAAGAACAGCAACAATCAGACGCATTGACCCGTTGGAGATAACCGAAATAATTACTGATCCAGATGATAAAGAAGATGAGAAGTTTTACCGCAGGGAATGGACAGATGCGCAGGGCATATCCCATAAGACCATATATCGCAGTACAGATAATATTAAGGGCGAAGCCACTCTTGATATGTATGGTAACAGCGTTCAAAAGACGGATGACGCTTTGGTTTATAGGCTGGAATACAATGACCGTAATCCGCTTTTACTACCCGCTCTAATCTGGATGAAATATCTTACAAAGTTTTTGGGTAGTCGCATAGCCGTTATGTTGGCTCTTGCTAAGTTTGCTTGGAGGTCAAAGGTAAAGGGTGGTCAAACGGCGGTAGATGCGATTAAGGCAAAAACAGATGCGCAGACAATAGCGGCTGGTTCTACATTACTAGAAAACTTAGGGGTGGATACCACACCTATTAAGACCGAAACAGGGGCTTCTGCTGCCTATCAAGACGGCAGGATGATCAAGTTGCAGATAGCTGCTGCTGTAGGGATACCGGAGCAGTATTTTGGTGATATATCTATCGGTAACTTGGCCACTGCTAAGACTGTAGAGCTTCCGATGATGAAGATGTTTCAGTCCTATCAGAAGGTTTGGAGCGATGCTTACCAGGATATTGATGAGATTATCCTTGAGTATAATCAAGTGGCGCCTGATAAATGGTATATCGACAGAGACTTCCCGGCAATTGCGCCAGAGGATGTGGCAGCAGCGGCAACGGCCATTGTCCAGATACTCCAGGTTATGCCTGAGTTGGCCGATTCGAATGATGTCAAGCAGATAGCCTTAATGATATTAGGGGTGAACGATCCTGCTGAGGTAATAGAGCAATTGTCAAAAGAGGCTAAGACCAATCCTGAGATTGCACTAGCTAAAGTGCTTAAAGAGTTTAGGGAAGTAATACGTAAGAAAATATAGGTTTAGGAGGCAAAGATGGCAAATAAGACTTTTACGACTGTATTACCGCCACTATTAGCGATTGATAATGGAGATGGCACCTATTCTATCGGCGTGGGTGAAGCTTATGAGTGGATAGAACGGCTACTGGGTAATGATAGATTACTTACCCCTACTGGACTCCAATATAACGTGGATGATGGCGATGCTGTGGCCACTACCGTTCAGAATACCGAGACGGACTTATATACTTTAACGTTGGATAATAAGGGGCGAGAGGCTATCATAGACTTCCTAACCTTCGGGCTGACTGTAGCTTTGATACAAATCACGTGTGCCGTTAATGGA